GTTTCCCAGTCACGATCATTTATATCACGAAAAAAGGGCGAAGCACCTAGTCTTCACCCAATTCTCGAATATTCTAATGTCCTAAAATCATCTTCACCTGATCTCCACCCATCTTCTTGAATTCAATGGTCACGTTGTCGTGACAGGTGATCTGGGAGATTTGGTGTTGCATACGTACATATAGTGGTGCGAGACTTTCGCTCGCCTTCTTAATTCCTACAGTACAGGCTCGATACACAATTCGCGAGTCTGTGCCGATGATAATAGAAACCGGATTGGTTCGTCCTGTCCACCGATGGAGTAGATCGTCTAGATACTCCATTGCTTCGATCATGATCATGCACTCTGACTTGTTGTTGGTGCAACCATCGAAGTCGAATGTAGCTTGTGATGTCTTTTCACCTGATGGGTGGGTGATTTCAACATCTTGCCCATTGTGTCGAACCTTGAAGGAACCATATCCTGCGTTTCGAGCTCCGTTGCCCTTAGAGCCACCATCTACAACCAATTGAATTAAATGACCAGTCATGATATTCTCCTTATAAGTAATAGATTCAATATATTATAAACGAAATGCGAAGCAACTCTATACCTCGATCCCCCCGGAAGGTCATATTGAATTTATGGAATACTACAACCATGTAGATGTAAGGCTAATACGCATATGTGCACGTAGTAGCACATAGCGTATATAGCCATCAATGTAGTTGGTACAATAAATAGAATCATAATAGGCTACATTCTAGTGAGTGTAGCCTATTCATTGGTCTATTTAATTGTGTGTTGTACACTAAGGTGTAGTTGTAGCTTCCATTGCTGCAAGAACCACTGTTGGGTCTGCTGCGCTGGTGAATGCCATTGCCAGTACTGCTATGAAGAATATACCAACCCAACAGCACAACTTAGCGCCACCATCTAGTGGTGAGAACTTCACTGCTGCTGCGAGAATGAGTGCTGCTATAAGAACGATACCGCTTGCTACTAGGGGAAATACTGTGGTCATTACATTGAGTTCATTCACTAAGTTGGTATCCATGATAATCTCCTTATGATTATTATAATGTTTAGAATAACTTAAAGAGATTATGCGAAGCATCTCTAAGTGAAAATACTTCGCATATGAACTATTATAATGTGCTAGTCTACCCATCGTCCTGAGTAGAGCCCTTCGTATTCACTCTCTTCCCAGTCTGTCTCGTGGTCTTCAGGATTGTAAACACTCTCCATTACCTTGATGTCCACTGCATCCCATTCTTGCTCTAAGCATGGTGTACACACAGTGTTGATGTCTTCTAAGTCTAGGAACTCATTCATTTCTTGAATGGACTGTACTTGGTCTACTGGTAGTGGTTGTTGGCAAGTAGGGCATAGGATAATCATGATGAACTCCTTTATGAGTATAAAATGAGAGTAATAAATTCATAAACTAGATGCGAAGCATCTCTAGTCCATCATGATGATTATTAAGTCTACAAGGTAGGTGGGCGTGAGTGTGGTGATTGTGATGCTAAGATCATAATACGCTTATAAAGATTATGATACCATAGCGACAGTGATGATGTATGTAGAGCTTCCGACGTAGGAAACTAACATGGGTAGGGGGGGGAGGGAGGGGGTACTCTCCCCCCTGGTGGGTACACCTTGTGTTCTGTGGCGCTGTAAATAATGATAGAGACACCCCTGCCCCCCTCGGACACTTTAATATATATATAAGTACATTACCCTCTTGACCCTGGAAGATTAATTCGATTTTTGATCCATGTCTAATAGGGTTTTCTTGGCGATAGCATATAGTATTTGCCCTGCTGAGTATAGAGCACCCTTGAGCCAGTCCTGCTTTCGAGAAGCCATGTTATAGTCACCATCTGCTACATACTTTTGGATTTGCCATTTGGCCCCGTGTTGAACCTTCTCAACGTGTTCTTCGATGATCTTTTCGATGTTGTCTTGTTCATCAATCTCATCTGCAAGGAAGTCGATGTGTTCGATTTGCGCTCTTGCGGATACTGTATCTGGCGTGGTTCCAGTTTGTAGTTCCAGGAGAGCAATCATGGCCTTAGCTTCATCGTATTGATCGTTTTCAATCAGGTCTTGTATCCGGTTCACAATGTCGATGTATTTATAGCTCTGGATTTGAATGCTACCGCCACCATTCATGATAAACATTTTGATAGCTTCAACGATTGTTGATGGTGCGTAGTCTCCTGTGGATATTATTTGGTGTTCAATCATATCTTACCTCGCCATAGAGTAGCAGAAGGATGCGAATGCCGTCATAATGAGCACTAATCCTGCGTGCTCAATATCATGTGCAGAGTCTGCTGTAAACACGATAAATGCGGCTAATGCTAACATACCAACTGTAGCTGCAAATACTTTCCCGTCGTTGTTGTTTTTCATAGTTTAATCTCCGCTATTCATCGTGTAGCACACGTATGTGAATTGTATTTGTGCAAGCATAACAATTCCAATCGCGAACTCTTCCAATGCGAATATGATATACGCACACATGATTGTAAGCACGATTGCTGTTACCAATGCAACAAGGTCGTTTCTATCTTTTCGAGTTCCCATTAGTTTTGATCCACCATTAGTCTAGGGTTTCGCACATATACGTTATGTGGAACCTTGTTTGATAATCTCCAGATGTCATAGCAACCATTAGAGCAGAAGAAGATGTCATCGAACTCATGTCGTTCTACGCGTATGGAGAGAGCTGTGATGTGTAGCTTGCGACAGCATTTACACCTTGTTGTCATGGTGTGTTCTCAGTGTGCATGTCTGCAATCCCATGACGCACAGCGTCGAGAATCATTTGCACAATATTGGATGATCGCAAACCGAACAGGACGCGTTTTACATTACCATTTTCCATGTATATGCGAATAATGGCGTACTCATCCTCGGATATTCTGTCAACCATTCTCAGAAATGCTGATTCTTCTGCTGTTGTGGTTCCCGTGTTTTCGAGCACCATAAATGTTCCTGATGGTAGTACTTCATACGTTGTTGATTTAAACCGTGCTTTTGCCTTTTCCATTAACCGTCTCCATCCATCTGATTTTGTTCCAGCATCGTTTAATGATGTGAGCATCCCACAATGCGTTGTGTTTGAATTTAGGCTTCAGGCTCTGTGTTTCACCAGCGAATGCCTCCCGGTTCACATCTGGGTCAATCCCATTCATTTTCATGTATGTGCATAGATCGAATGGGATATAGTATATATCCTGACGCATCTTGAGTGCACCACCATAAAGGTCACAGAATAGAACCCAATCATACGCGCCACAATCTACCCATGCTTCTATTTGACCATCAGCACACAAGCTATCCAGATACACATCAAGAACCTTTTTGACCTTAGCTCTTTCAGCTTTGACATACACAGTGTCTGGATCAGGGTATAGGTCTGGGATATGTGTTGGAAAATGCGGGTAGTCTTTTTCCAGGTACAGGTTGTTGACTACGTGTCTCTGTACCCAGGCATCTACTTTCCACTTAGGGTAATCGCTAAACTCTGCGTAGAAATGAAGTCCAGTGGAAGATGTGATTCCAAGGCTAATTGGAGATGTGGTTTTGATAAGACCTGTAAATTCAAAGTCCAAGAATATTCTAGTTGTTTCCATCATGATGTCCTAATATGAACTCTACTTGTTCGTCGGTAAGTGATTGTATAACTATCCTGTTATATCCGTACAATGCTGCTTGCTCTTTCTCATGTCGCATTAGGTTGTTCTGTAGTGCAAGGTGTATAGCACATGATAGTAGAGTTTCCGACATAGGAATGTCGTTGATCTCTCCATATGCTAGAAGAGCAGCCACTGTAGGGTTTGTATGAGCTATGGATCGAAGGGTATGCTCTGTGATCAGATGTTGCTCTAACTGTTTCATTGGTGTCTCCACTCCTTATGATAACTTCGGGACTTTTATGTAAAGACTTCTCTCACGCTCCTCCTCAAGTTTAATCCGAGACTCTAAGGTTTCTCCATCTATCATGTATAAACCTCGCAACCATTGAAGGTCTCGATACTCAAGGTAGAACCATTCCCCAAGAGGAATGTTGCGCTTTCCTGAGAAGATGTTATGAAGCACCTTTTCTAGCGCAGATGCCTTATACGCTTTGATGAATCCCATAAGCTGAAGTGGGTACACTGTTTTACTAGAAAGTTCTCGAACACGAACCTGGGGATCGCGTTTTGAGCTACCTATTTTGTACAGCCCTTGATGATACATGGATGCCACGTATACATACTCCATGCCTTCCATCCACATGTTATCAATGGTTCCGTTGCATCCGTGTACTATTTCCTTATACTGATCTGGATAAAACATACTCACTCTCTCTGCCAGGGAAATTCATTCTCCTGTCTAATATCATAGTCAAACATCCCCCTTGATCTCCAAAGATCGTCTAGGAGTTTGTTTTGTGATAGAATGCGCAGGGCTTTCTCATCGTCTTCGGGTGTGTCACCTAACGCCTGCATCTTTAGACGTTGGTGTTTGAAACATGTATGTATGGGAGCCCATAGCTGCACAAAGATTGGTTTGTACCCCTTCTTTGTGCCAGACGCGACAACCCACTTTCTGCTAGGTGTTCCCCGTAGAAAGTACCCTTCTAGAACTCCAGCATCATTAGACAGCATCATCTCTTCAACTGCCCGAAGGCATCTGTCTAGTGCTATTCCCCATTCAACCTTTTGTCCGTTCTCTATCGTGTAAAAGTCTGCTATATCAATATGCGGCAGGGTTTTGAGATACGGATCGCTTCTTCTCAGGTACGTCTTCCCAGTACCCGAAACTCCGCATAAAACGTACAGTTTCTTCAAGGAGTTTTGCATCACTTGTAAATCCTAACTCTAGTGATGTGATAAATAGGATACGAGCTACACTATAGTCAACACGAAACCTCTTCATATTGAATTTGAAGCTGTCCTCAAATCTACCATCATTGTGCCGCATTGATGCAGCACGCCAATCGCAAAGCATCTCTAGTAGCATGAGCATAGACATATCCTCAACACCATTGTTGTGGTGCTCAGGATGATGATCGTTGGTTTTATAATGATGATCAGTCATCGGTTTCATATGCTTGAGATTTTCCATGTAGTCGTCGCTACCATACTGTAGGTTGGATAGTATGGGTGTGTACTTGTCTAGTATCGACTTCTCTGGCTCACGTAGCTTTGACTGATCGTGTGTAATGGCCCGTGTTGCAAGATGTTGGGTAACAAGCAACATGTTGCGTTGCACAGTAATAATATGTTGTAATGTGTCTTTTGTGCTATCGTACATCTTTTCATTATATCACCACTGTGCTTGACAGTCAATGTGTTTTATGGTAATATGGAATAATGGACATTAACCCTGTACTTCTGGCATCATACATTAACATCTCTACAGCCGTTATATATGTGGCTGCTATCCTTTTTGTTGGATACCATGCCAGAAAGATATTGCATCATATCGAGCGGTGGTTGTCAGTGAGTATAGCAAAGAATGTATCTAGCATGGTCGTGAAGAATTTGGAACAAGCACCACAGTACAGGTATGATAGTTTTCAGAGCAAGAAACAGAGAGCTGTGGCGCAACTATCATCTATATGTTCCTATCTGGATATAGAGGGAATTGATGTACACATGCTGATTGAACAAGCAGTGTACGACTTAAGGGAAGACAATGGGACACAACTTATACCAGTCGATAGCCAAGAAAGCTGAAGGTAGAGAGCTTGGGTTATTTTTAGTAGGGCTCACGTTGCTGATTGTGGGCTTGAACCATTTTGCCGAGGATACATTGTCCTCGCGTTATGGTATTGAGTGGCTTGAGAGAGCATTCAATATTCGTGTAGCAACATACGAGTTCACATATTGGACAATGAGTATCGCTAACCAGGTGGGGCAAGTGGTTTGTGGAATACTGTGGGCATTTGATACGGAGAAGAACTCTCGGTATGGGGGACTTGCGGTGTTCTTCTTTGTTGTAGACCTGGGCTCTGACGTGTGGTATCGCTCCAGCGAGCTTGCGATAGCGCAACCAGCCACAGGTGGCGCTACAGCTATACTGACGGTTCTCTACTTCACGTTGGGTAGTGAGTTCTTTATCATGTTGGGTTTTGGTATCTGTATGTCTGTTATCATCGGTGCAACCGTACAACTTTTTGTGATCTGGTACACTATTGCAGACATTTGGGATAATAGGCAAAGTTTCTCCCAGATGGCTAAGGAGCGTGTGCGTGGCCGAGGACGAGAGCAAAAAAAAAGCAACCACACAAGAGGCAGGAACAGAAACCAAAGAGGTATTCTCGAACCAGAAATATAGGATACCAGTTTATCGAGACGTATTATATGGAACACGGTAGACTCCCTAGACTGTCTCACATGGTTGCGGAGACAGGAATCGCAAAGTCTACAGCAAGTTCTTATTTAAAGGAGTGGCGGGAGGTTCAGGAGAGTAGCATGGACTTTCTGATATCGGAAGATGACGATAGCTGATTCGGATATGAAAATACTGCCAATGGCGTTGCGGCAGAACAGGGGGTTTCACGTCGCGACAAAGTGGTACTTTGACTTTGAGCCTTTGGGTTACCAGTACCTGTTTCACCAGGCTCCAATACCAGGGAATTACTCTGGTTTAACAATACCAAACCTATCATTTATAGCGGGGATAGCAAGCGGAAAAACAACCATCGGTGCAGCGTCATATGCGATTGATTGCATGACGCTGCCCGGTTTCCAAGCCCTAACAACCAGCGTTACAGCAAAGCAAGCGGAGCTGAGTTTTGAGATGTTTCAGGGATGGCTTAGTGACAATCCTAAGCTAGAGAGACATATTAAGCATATTTCATTGCGCCCGTATCCAACAATCGAGTTCCAGAACTACTCAATGTGGCATTTCCGAACAGCAGGCAAGGATGCGCGCTTTATTCGTGGTCAGGAGTTTGATCGCATTCTCTTCGACGAGGCTGGTCTTCTCTTAGACCCATATGCAATCCAGGTTCTCCGGGGTCGTTTACGTGGTGTGCGTAGAGGAGGAGTTCCTAGAATGGCCCGGTTGGACATCATTAGTTCGCCAACTGATGCGTTCTGGATGCAGCAGCGCTTTTATAAGGGTATGCCTGGTCATGACACGTATGATGCTGAGAACTACTACTCACTGCGTGTCAGCACATACATGAACACAAAGATTGCTCGGAAACATATTCAGCTCATGTCTGCTGAATACACAGACGAGATGGTTCGAGTAGAGCTTCTGGGTTATTTCCCTGATTATGGATTATCCTTTTTTAATAAGTCGGATATTCGCGCTTGCACAATGCAAGAGATGAACGATGAGATGGCTATAGCTCTGAACCCGCAACTCCTGGATGAAAGCAGCAAGGCAAAGCCGAAGAAGGAGTATGAGGAAATTGTACACCCTCGTCACGGAACAACAAAATATGAGACACCATATGAGGATGGCGAGATTTACATTCAGGCTGGTGATCCAGGAATGGATGCACCGCCTGACAGAAACGCTCCGGTTGTGATGGTGTGCAAGGTTGAGAATGGGGGACTGAAACTTGCATACTTTGACTGGCCGGATGGTCAGGGACGGTATGATAACTTCTTGGAAAGCTATAAGTATGCCAATCGAAAGTACCGACCTGTCGCGGCAGCGATTGACTCGACTGGGCCTCAGAAGGGCATGGCACAGATAGGTATTGAGGACTATGGTATTGATTTGCACCATATCAATTTTGGTGTATCTAAGCACGACTCGCTTAACTATCTTTCTAATGATATGTCTCATAGACGATGGAAGTTTCCTATGATCAAGGGGATTGATAGGCAACTTAAGTCATACAAGAAGAATGAGGACAAGAAGCTTCCCCAAGATATTGTCATGACGATGGCGATGATCAGCTTCCTACGTCGGAATACCAAAGGATATAGCTTCAGGGAGAGCATTGACCTTCGTACTCGTCGCCCGCAGAAGGGCATTGTGATGAAAAGAGGCGGGACTGTATTGAGCAGATAAAAGTGGCCCCTTGAACAAAAAATCTATTTATGATATATAGCTAGTATGACGACAAACATATTTCCTGAGTATAGTGATCTGGGTGATGTTTCGACCCAGACTCAAAATATGTGGGATGCTGAGATAGCTAGAAGACGAACATACCACCGATATATATCGGGAGAGGTATTCAAAGATACATCCGATACAGAAGTATCAGCAGATGGTGAAAGGGTTTTGTTGTATCCTGCGGGCATTAACGTATGTCGCACCATTGTGCTGGCATTGTGTGATGCGCTATTTGGTGAGGTAAGTCACAACAGTGATGGCGTTGTTCGGTTTGAGGGTAGGGATGATATATCTGGTCAAGAGGTAACATCGATCAAGTCAGCTACCGATCACCTTGAAAAGATTGTCACAGGAAGTAATCTCTCATCTGTGTTGTGGGAGATGCAGTTTGATAGACTGACCTTTGGCGGATCAGTGATGAGAATTGATCCAAACCCAAAGTTTCCAGGGTTTGTGAGATGGTCTAAGGTTGATTTGGATAGCTTCTTTCCGGTATGGAACCCATCAGACCCTGATGAAATTCTGGAGTGCTTTATCGCGAAGTACATTAGCCAGGATCAGGCAAGGCTGGTTTATGATGTAGTTACTGATGATGAAGAAGTTCTGGTTGTTGAGAGATGGACAAGGACAGAGTACCAACTCAAGGTTGGCGATGTAGTTCTTGACGCGTTCTCTGGTGTAAACATTTGGGGTGTTGTGCCTTTTGTGTATATTCCCCATTGGAGAAACCGCAACTGGTATGGAGAAAGTTTACTAGACGACATTATACCGGCACAGAACCAGATCAATGTCATAGCTAAAGACATCGATCAGGGCATCCATTACAATACACACCCAACACGTTATGGGAGTAACTTGCCACATGACTTTAACAGCAAGAATTACCCACTAGCGCCGAATGCATTCTGGGATTTGGGGAGATCAATAGGTAACTCTCCTCCACCTGTGGTTGGAGTGTTAGAAATCAAAAACCCAGTTCCAGATGGAACGTTTGACTTCATGCAGTTTCTTACGGATTGGACACGAACTGCAACGTTTGCTCCACCTGTAGCGTTTGGTGACACAAGTGACAATGTTTCAGGTTCTGGAATATCAAGAGAGTTCCAGTTATGGCCTTTGATTAAGTCCACAACACGTTCTCGCTTCTATTTGTCTGGAGGACTCAAAAGAGCTGTAAAGATTACAGGTCTAATACTAGAGAGAAATTCTCCATCTGATGTCAGTAGACATGCAGTAGCTAGAATGTTGGACGATTCGATTGTTCCGGTGTATGCAGAGTTGTTACCTCGGGACAGAGCTGCTATAGTGGACGAGGTGGTGAAGCTAATGTCTACATCACCACATACAATATCCTTAGAGACTGCCGTGAGTAAACTTGGTGGCAATATGTCCGAAATAGAGAAGATTCGGTCAGATGCTGAGGATGAAACATTATATAGAGAGCAGGAGTTCGATCAACAGCCGAAAGAGGCTGACGGGAGGGTTGCTGCATCTACATAGGAGAGTGAAAGGTGAGTACAATTAAAGTCGCATTCCCAACTGATATGCATTATCCATTTCAGGATGACCATGCAGTCAGTGTAGCGCTTCAGATAGTTCAGGACTTCGATCCAGATATTCTAGTTGCTGGCTCCGATGGCATTGACTTTTACGCCATCAGCACTTACTCAAAAGACCCAAAGCGAGTCAAGTCAACTGGGCTTCAGTCAGAAATTGATGCATGGAGAAAGGGTCAGAGAGAATGGAATGATGCAGCTCCTAGAGCGTATAAGCCATTCATTATCGGTAACCACGAAGATCGACTGCGACGATGGGTGTGGGAACATCCAGGAGCATCAGACCTGCGTTCATTAGAGATGTCCAGGTTGCTTGAGCTAGACAGCTTAGGTATTGAGCTTGCTCCAAACAACGAGGTTATTGTTGGAGATGTGCTTTTGATTAAGCACGGTGATTTTGTGAGATCACACTCAGCGTTTTCTGCCAAGGCAGAGCTGATGAATGAAGTTTACCAATTTAACGTAATGACGGGGCATACTCACAGAGGTGGTTCGTATTTTGTGACAGCTCGTGGTAATGTTTTCCACGCACACGAATGCTTTTGCTTATGTGATACAAGCCCTGAGTATAAGAAAAATCCTAACTGGCAGCAGGGAATATCTCTGGCTACAGTTTGGGATGGTCATGTTTCAGTAGAGCAGATACCAATATTTACCAACTCGAATGGTAAAGTTGCACATTGGAGGGATCGTGAATATAGGTCTGCGTAACAAATAGCTTCCGACATAGGAAGCTCATAGGAGATTGAAGTAAATGTCTGAAAACGATACTGTGCAACCGGCAACGCCTACCGAACCGAGTGCCACTGCTCAACCATCACCGGACTATGAATTAAAGTTCAAAGGTCAAGTGAAGGTGATCCAGGATTTGACCCTTGAAAACAGAAGTTTGAAAGAAGAGATCACCAAAATTCAAAACTTGATGGCTGAGAAAGAAGCAAGTGCAACAGTTACATCGTCTGAGCACCAGGCTACGGTAACAGCCAGAGACAAGCAAATCGAAGAGCTTGTGCAATCAAACCGCGAACTCAATAGTCAACTGGAGCCTTTACAGGCGTTAAAAACCAAGCTTGACGTTGTGACAGAGATGAATGTTCCGCATCTAATGCCTGTTTTGGCAGACATACCTAACATCACAGACCCAGAAGCACTCAAGAAAATCGTTGAAGGCTTTTCTGGGATTGTCGATAGTCAGGTGAAGCTGCGTGAACAGCAGCTCATGAGTGGAGTTATACCGCAGGTATCGTCTAACAATCAGACTATTGATACACCATCGTCTGATCAGGCATAGCAAGATCGTGACTGGGAAAC